AAAACTTTGTTAGAAGCAGAGGATATTAAATTCATGCAAGCTCAAGAATCTGGTAGTGATGCAAAAACAATCGTAGCAGAAAAGCAACGTCTTAGAGATATAACTAAAAGTGTAGATTCTTGTAAAACTACTGATGAACTTAAAGCTCTTAAATGTGAGGCATAATGGCTTCTGAACTTAAATTAACAAATATAAAGCATCCAAGTAGTAGCAGTAATAATCTGGTGCTTGCTAGTGATGGGAATGTATCAATAACAAACACGTTAAGTGCAGGGACTATTGGTGATTCAATAAAACCAATTTTAGAATATGACGAATGGGAACTGGATGTTAATGCAGTAGGTGATGATGATCCCATAGTTAATTGGAGTAGAGCAGATTGGACAGGATTTGATAAAATAGGAACAGGTATAGCAGAAACTTCAAGTAATTCTGGTTTATTCTATTTTCCAAAAACAGGGTATTACAGAATTGATTATATGGTTTTTGCTCAACATATGAACACTGTTGACGTTGCAGGATATTTTAATTTATTTCATATCCCAGATTTAGACTCTACTGGAACGTCAAATGAAGTGGGCCGGGTAGCAATTCCATTTTTTGCCACTAATATGCAAAATACAATGAGTGGGTTTGCGACTCTTAAAATTTCAACCTCTGGTTCTGGAGGTCAGGGTTTTAAATTCACTTCTTCAAGTATGTCAGGAACTAATGAAATTCTTGGGACAGGAGTTGGTCGGACACGATTTTCTGTAATGAGATTAGGTGGTGTTTAATATAAATTTAACAGGGGTTAATTGGCCCACTAAACCAGAATAAAAATCATGCCTAGCGATCTCCAGATAACGAACATCCGTGACCTAAATAATGCTAATAGTGCGATCACAATTGGTTCGGATGGTCAAATTACTGTTAATCAAAATAATCCTACGCTGACACTGGGTTCAAATGCAGTTATGCCTAGTCATAGCGTTGTTCACGCACAAACTACTGAGTTAGCAGGAAGTTCTACAGAACTTTACAATTTTTCTTCAAGTGGAAGTTTTGTTTATGGTACATATTATACTACAACTTTAGAAATTACTATTGCATCAGCAAACGCTGTCAAAGGCTCTAACATTTTAGTTTTTTATAGTCATGGAATAGGGGTTGGTCAGGGTACTTCTTCAAATCAAATAGCTTATAGGTTGCAACGGACTGCTCCGAGTGCAAGCACTGTTCACAAAGCGGAATATATTGGTAATCAAGGTGCAACAACTCCTCTTCCTAGACTTAGTGTCAATGGACATGGAATTGATGATAGAAGTGCATCTGGTGATTATGTCTATAAAGTTGAAGTTACAGCTTATGGTGAGAGCACTGGAAATAGCGTTTACCGCAATTGGTATGCAGGGTCAGTCAATACAATAACTGCTTTGGTGTTAAAATGAGTGATAAAATAATAGAATTTAACTGGAAATTACAGGCCGTAAAAAATATTGCACCTAATTGCAGTTTTTCTACAGATAACGAAGGAAAAATTAATTGGGGTAGTGGTAATCCACTCGATGAACCAACTAAAGCAGAAATTGACAAAGAAATAGCTAGACTAAAAGCTGAATATGAAAACCAAACTTACGCTAGGTCAAGGGCTGAATCCTATGACCCAATCCCTGAACAGCTCGACCAAATTTTTCATAGCATGGATGAGTGGAAAGCTCGCATAAAAAGCGTGAAAGATAAATACCCAAAGCCTTAGATGAAGACGTTAGAAGAGATCGATGCAGAACTGATTCAAGTTCAAAACAAAATTAATGAATACTACGCATTACAACAAAGATTATTAGGTTATAAGCAAGCATTGATCGATCAAGAAAATGGCACTGGAGAAAGCATTAGTTCCGATTGATCTTTCAGGATCAATTGACACCAAAACAGATCAAAAACTTGTCCTGCCTACTAATCTAGTTGAACTAGAAAATGGTGTTTTTACTCGTGGATCTGTCATCACTAAACGATACGGATATGATGCACTCGGCACCAACGTCCTAGACGGCACGTCATTACCTACCGGTGAAGCTCTTACAAGCCTAGAAGATGAACTGCTTGTTTTCGGCTCAAACAAATTATATTCCTACGCATCTGGTCTGACTCGTTGGGTTGATCGAGGAGGATTTCGGTCAGTTGATGCAACAAGTCAGGATCTGATTAGAAATGAAAACGAACAGTCTGCCGTAGATTCTGCAACCTCTGGCGGATTGGTTCTATACGCATGGGAAGACACAAGCGGAGGAATCCGCGCCTCAGTTGTAGATTCAGGAAATGATGTTGTAATTCTTGAAGATGTAGAGATTACAAGTTCAGGCACCAATCCAAGATGCGTTGCACAGAATAAGAATCTGACTGTTATATATGTCGATACAGTTTCAGGAAGTCTTATCAAATCAAGGCAGTTACCGGTTGATAATCCAAGCGCATTTGCGTCAGCTCAATCAATAGCTGCAGACGTCAATACTGGCAACCCTCACATTGACGTCACACCATACGATTCTACAAGTGCAAGCGCGGTCCTCGCATACGCAGACACAAGCAACACCGTCAAGGTTTGTTATATAAGTTCAACTGGTATTCAAGGCACGCTGGCAAATGGATTCCCCAACCTTGTAACAATCAGCAGCCAAGCAGAAGATTCAATCAGTATTTTTTCTGAGATAGGAACCTCGACTGATATCTATGTCGCATTTTCCAAGAACTCAGACAGTAGTGGGATTAAGGTTTACAGACTAGGTTCTGACTTGGCGACAACGGCAAACGTCGCTGGAGGTGATGCCACCGAGATTAAGCGCATTGGCATGTGTTACAACTCTGATGGCAACCTGGATGTCTATTATGAACATTCTGCTGCTGCGACTTATAATCATAAGCTGAATCTGCGCCTATATAACACAACTTCAAACAGTCTCGGATCTGCAACGGTCGTCATGAGAAGTGTCGGTCTTGTCAGTCGTCCGTTTTTATATGAAGGAACAACCTATATTTTTGTGCTTCATGAATCTGATCTGCAGCCGACCTATTTTCTGATCGATAGTAGTGGATTGGTTCTCGGTAAATTCAAGCAGAGTGTTGCCGGTGCGCTGCCTACAAGACCAGTGCCTACATCTGTAACCACGATCAATTCTGGAGTCTTTGAGTTGCCGGTCCAGGTGACGACACGACTAGAGTCGAGAGATAACGATGTCTATGGCCTCAAAGGACTTGCACGAGTGAAAGCAGATTTTGTCGGAGGTCGGACCTTTTTAAACAAAGAACTTGGTCAGGTGTTGGCAATCGGTGGAGGGTTCTTGAGCAGTTATGACAGTCAGGTTATTGACGAGCTTGGTTTCCATATTTTTCCAGAAAACGTGACTGCAGGCACTGCGACAAGCGGAGGATCTTTGGCAGACGGCACTTATGCATACAAAGTCATTTATGTATACACCGACGCCAAGGGACATATTCACAGATCAGCGCCATCTGTAGCAACATCACAAGCTGCAGGAGGTGGAGGAAATTCAATCAATACCTTAACCATTCCGACTTTACGAATTACTGATCACACAAATGTCACAATAGAAGTATATCGAACAGTCACAACTGGAACTCTTTATTTCAAGATTGGATCTGTTGCCAACAATGCAGCAACTGATACCGTCACATTCGCAGACAATGGCGCAGTAAACGACACGGCACTGGTAGCAAAAGAAAACCTTTATACGAATGGGAGCGTCCTAGAAAACATTGCACCTCCTGCAACCTCGGTTCTTGGTGTTTTTGGTCAACGTATGTTTGCGGTGAGTTCTGAGAATCCAACTGTGATGCACTACAGCAAACAGCAGACAGGATTAAATGCCATTGAATTTGCCGACACATTCACAATCAATGTGCCAGAAGCAAAAGAGATCACCGGACTGCAGCAGATGGACGAGAAACTAATCATATTTGAGGAAGATCGAATCTTTGCCATGACCGGTGATGGGCCAACACCAACTGGCGACCAGGATAATTTTTCAGACCCTGCATTAATTACATCCGACGCAGGCTGCAAAGAACCTCGATCTCTGGTTTTAATTCCTCAAGGAATATTATTCCAATCCAACAAAGGAATCTATTTGCTAAACCGGTCGCTTGAAACTGTCTATCTGGGCGCAGCAGTCGAAGCATATAACAGCCAGACCATAACAAGCGCAGAACTGCTTCAGGATCAGAACCAAGTTAGGTTCCTATCTAGCGACGGCACGACCCTGGTCTACGATTATTATTTTAATAAATGGTCAACATTTTCAGACCACAAAGGATCTGGCGCTACGGTTTGGAAAAAGACCGGAAACTATTGCTACTTGAGAACAGACGGTGAGGTATGGCAGCAATCTACTTCATTCACTGATTCAGGTGCGCGGTTTCCTCTGAAACTGACAACTGCATGGATTAAAACAAATAATATCCAAGGTCTGCAAAGGTGCAGAAAAGCCTTTGTTTTAGGCGATTATAAGTCGAAACATAACCTAAAAGTCCAAGTTGGGTACAACTACGAGCAGTTTTTTAGAGAAACTCACACATTTAATTATTCCCAGGATTTAGGCATCAACAATTTTGGAGATGAATCACCGTTTGGTTCAGAGGTTTTTGGTGCAGGAACTTCAGAGATATCTGATGGTGTTTACCAGTTCCGCATGAACCTTGGAACACAGAAGTGCGAAAGCATAAGGTTCACTATCGAGGACGGTGAAGACTCTGCATCAACGGCACCAGATGTCGGTCAGTCCTACAGTGTCAGCAACTTAATGCTAGAGATTGGAATGAAGCCTAATGGCATGAAACTCCCTTCACAAAAATTAGTATGAATATTTCAAGCTTTCTACCAGATCAAAACCAGATGCGGACACCATTATCAGACGAAGAACTGCGTCGATTAGCAGCAATGCTACAAGACAAAGGTGAAGGTCTTGCTGCCATCAATCCACAAGAAGCTCAGATGTTGAAGGATGCTGGCGGATCTGGGAAACCTTTACCTGGAACCATGGGTCTTGGTGTTCAAGGTGGACCAATAAGGAGTTATGCCAATGGCGATCCTGCTTTAGATAGTGGCTATGATGCAACAACTGAAGAAGGTGTTGATGATCGTAGTGCTTCAGAAAAAGCTTATGATGCTGCAGTTGAGGGTTATGACTATGTTACTGGTAGAGAATTAAATACTGGAGGTGATAGCTCATCAAGCAACCGTCCATATGTACCACCAAAACCAACCTACGGACCAGATGATGACGGTGGAATGCATTTCACCAAAGCAGAACTGGACGCAGCAAACAGTCGGATACGCCTCAAAAAAGCCGGTGAGAATCTAAAAACAGAAGCAAAGACTTTTACCAGTGATCAGACATTTGAACGATGGTATGCGAAAAACAAAGCAAGCTATGAAGGCGTGGCAGAAGATGATTTGCGGAAATTATTTGATGACGAAATGCTGGAAGTTTCCTACGAGGGAGTAGCACAGTCGGCACAATTAAAAGAACGAATTGTAAACAAATTCAACAATAGAATTTTTAATGCATCTGGTCAGCGTGTTAGAAACGA